CAATTGGCCGTAAGCATTTAGATAATGTTGATTGCCGTGATGTCTATAGTATAATAACGCAGGCGGAACAGTAGTAACAATGTCATTGTTGTTCTTCCACCTGTGATGTTCTACATTAAGATTTTCGGAATAACCTTTCCAGCCTACACGCGGCGAACCATATGTGTATAATTCAATAGGATCATTAAGTTCAGTATTATATTTACAACGACTTGCCATAATAGTTGCCATGGCAGCACCTAAACTATGTCCACAAAACCAGAGCTTCTTGCTTAAATTAACTTTGCGAACAATATCTTCTTCGATCATTGGCCATAGTTCGTCAACTTCTGCTTTGAAACCTCTATGTACTCTACTAATAGTTTCAGCAACTACTGGCATTGCCTTCAAATCTGCACTTATATCATTAAACTCTTTTGGTTGTGTACCTCTACAAGCAATAACAATATCATGCTTATTCATAAAGCGATATGCCTGGGCACCATCCTTGTCGTAAAACTCTGTTGTGGTAAATCCTAATTCTTTTGCTTGACTTTTGGCAACTTCAGTGCTACCATAAGCATAACTTGATAATTTTGCAAATAGGAGGGATTTTTCTTTGAAACTCATTTTTGATATTTCCATCACGATTCCTTTACATTCATTGTTACTAATATTTATATACTTAAATCACTAAATACTGTATAGGAAGAGAATACCATGAAAAAACGTACCAGAAGTATACTTGATGAACTTAATAATGTACACGGGAAGCGTGACGGCGATCACCTAATTGATGCCACCGCTAACAATATTATTGAGAGTGCTATCAACCTATTGAGTCGTATTCATTCAACTTATGATAGTGATACAGCTGGTGAATTAGAAAGACGTTTTATTAATAGTATTAAATCAAATGATCCTCGTAAATTTAGACGTAGCATGAACAGAATAATAGAGAGTAAGAAAAATGATTCTTAAAGAAGGCGGCAACGTATTCAAAACAGATAAAGGCGCTCTTACACAGCGTATAGCAACAGCTGATGTGCAAGGTTCAATAGACTTTATTGAAAAGATTACAGGCTTGACCTTTGACGAAGAAGATTGGTTAGGCACAACAGGTAAGAAGAATGATCCAGACGGAGCATTTGAAAAGAATTCATCAGGTGATTTAGATCTAAACACAGATGCAAATAAAGTAAGCAAAGAACAATTGATTGCTAAACTAAGTGCATGGCTTAAGAGTCAAGGCATTGATGATGCTGACATTATGAATCAAGGTCGTAAAAAGACTGACGGGTGGATACACAACGCAGGCGACCAAGTACACTTTCGTACACCAATCAAAGGTAGTGACAAGAATGGATTTGTACAAACAGACTTTATGTTTACAAACAATCCAAAATTCCAGCGTGGAGCCAAGCGTGGCGGCACAGCACAGTTTGGCGGAACAGACAGAGCTATCTTACTATCAGCTGTCGCAAGAGGACGTGGATTAAAGTTTAGTCCTAAGTTTGGATTAGTTGATCCTGAGCAAGGTGATAAGGTAGTTGCAGACACATGGGACAAAATTGCACCGTTGCTATTAGGCAAAGGAGCAAAAGAACCAGATACGCACACTGTTGAAACTATGCTTGCATTTTTAAAGAAAGATCCAAACTACGAAGAACTAATTGCTCCGTGGAAAGAAACAATGACTAAGGCTGGCAAAGAAGTACCAGAGTCTAAAACACCGACTGGTTATGCTACACTAGAAGACAAGCAACTAGATCGTATCAAAGAACTAAGCGGCAACATGCTAAACAGTGTTGTTATGTCATCGGGTAGTTTTGTAAAATGAGATTTGGTGAGTTCCGAACAGTATTAACCGAAGCAGCTAAAGTTGGCCGTGAATACCAGCACTTGGAAGACCTTGTGTTTGTAAAAGGCTCTAAAGGTGCTCAAGAAGCAGCTGACATTTTAGACAAACTAGGAACTGATAGTTCCGATGTTGCTATCAAGTGGGACGGCAATCCTACTATCTATTGGGGACGTGAGCCAGATGGTTCATTTGTACTTGTAGGTAAAAACGGTTGGGGTAAGAACAAAAGCACAAGCGCAGACGAGCTATCACGCTTTATACAAAATTCAGGCAAAGGTGTAGAAGAAGAACCATGGCGCAAAGACTTTGGCGAGGAAATGGCAGAAGTTTTTGAATTAATGAAGTCAGCAACACCACCTAGCTTTAGAGGATATGTTTACGGAGACTTGTTATACAGTCCACGAAAACCATTTACAGCAATTAAAGGGGCTGTAGAATTTGAACCAAATAAAGTCAAGTACACAGTTGACACGAATGGCCCACTCGGCGAGCGCATAGCGAACTCAAAAGTGGGTGTAGTAGTTCACACAAAACTTGATGAGTTTGGTTCGAAGGCTGCAACACCTATTGAAGATGTAAAAGAACTTAACAATGCAGATGTAGTAGTACTAGGGCAAACATATGTAACACATCAACCTAAAGTTGATACATCAGAAGTTAAAGGTATTAGAGCAACAGCACAAAAGAATGCACAAGCAATTGACACATTCTTACAAGGCACAAAGGGTCTAAGCAATCCTGCACAAATTATCTATACATATGTTAATCATATGACACGCACACAACAATTAAAGAATATTGAGTCAGGGTTTTTTGATTGGCTAAGTACTTCAAAAGTAAGTCAAGGACAGCAAGAAAAATTAGCAGCAATGAATGAAGCTAATCCAAAATCAATACCTGCTATATTTGGACTTGTAAAACAGATTATGGCTGCAAAAGATCATATCATAGATCAATTAGACGATGCTAATGCAGATGTTAAGGCAACAACAAAAGGTGAGAAGGGTGGCGAAGGTTACGTAGCTCTTGGATCAAAGACTAAGTTAGTACCACGTACTAGATGGCAACCAAACTAAGGAAGTAAAATGAAAATTAAACACATTACAGAAGCACACGAAGCTTCAGCACAAGAAAGACAATTAGCAGACCTAGGTCGTAGACTTATGGACATCAGTGCAAAGATGCCAATGAAAGGCGCAACTGATGATGAGATTGCAAAGTCAAACAAAATGTCAGCATTAGGTGATGCACTAACACGCTTTGGAACATTATTTGGTCCTAAGAATGTAAAAGACATTATTAAAATTACTGGACTTGAGTCAGGTGAGATAGCAGAACTATTAGCACTAGCAAAGAAAAGTGCTCCTGTTAAGCAAGACGCACCATCAGCAGACGATAAAGACGATGATGAATTTGCAGCACCAAGTGATGACGAAATAGCACGTCAGGCAGACAGAGCAGCTAGATAATATGACTGACAAGTTTACAGCAGCACAATGGGCAGAAATAGAAGGCGGTCACGAAATGACTCCGGCTAAAGAAGAACCATATTCCTTTTTAAAAGACATACATGAATCACGTATGACTAAGGACAACGGTAGCTCACAGAAGCTAACGTATACTGATTGCGGTGAACGAGCATATCTAACATTACTAGCACTAGAAGCAATGCGTAACTATCCAGACTTCAAAGCATATGTGCAACGTTATGCAAAGAAGACAGCAGGCTTTGAACTATACAAAATGTATCGCATAATGGGAACTGACCTTTACAACTTCATTTACTTCCTTGTAGGGGACGGCAAAGCACAAGATAAACTTAAAGATCCTGATGGTGCAAGACGTATGCGAGCTAAAACAAAATTACCAACATCTGCCATTAATAGATACATTAGATCATTAGCAGCAGGCACGACACCTACACAAGTTAACAGCATGTTTATGGCAATTGAAAGTGCAATAAACGTATCAAACGCTGATTATAAAGCCGTACGTAGGAGTTTAGCTAACTTTGGACGTTTAACTAAAGCAGAAAAGCGTTTAGTGTCTACACGCTTAATATTTGCTGTTAGAGCTAAACTACGTAGTTCAGATATTATAGAAGACTTTGAAAAGTTTGCATCAGTTAAGAACTTAGAAAAAGCAAGTGTAATTGATCCAGAACCAACAGTAAGCCGTCCTGACATTGCAACAAAGCCCGGCGACCTAGCACTATATAGATACCTAGTAGGCGACAAAAATTTAGCTCTTACTAAGAAGTTCTTAGAAGCAGCTAAAGATGGAAAGGCAGCAAGTGGTATGATGGTGCAAGCGTATTTGCCAGCTATTGAAATGATAGATGATATTGTACAAGGCGGCCCTGCAATGGTACAACAGCTAAGAGCCCTACATAAGAGAGCTAAAAGAAGCTAATTAAACCTAATTTTTATCGTAAAATGATAAATACTTTATACAAGTTAGAAGAGGTCTAACTTGCCATTAGAACATAGGAGAATATAAAATGGCATCAGTAACATCAAACGCAAAAGCAGTAGCAGGTAACGGTTTAGGTCCACGTACACGAATCATTAATGCAGCAAAAACTAACATGACTCAAGCAGAACTTGACGCATTGGTACTTTACATCACAGCAGGTGACGTAGCAGGAACTAACGATGCACATACTATTACAGGTATTAGTGTATTAACAGAATCCGGCGTGTTCACAAGTGGAACAACCGATGCAGTACAAATTGCAATCCAAGGAACAGGCGCAGCAACAATGGCGGCTAACTTTGGTATCGGCACAACTGGCGTCACAACAACGCTAATTGCTGAGTTCATTGACTAAATTCTAACTACCTTAGAATCGTGATTATGGCCGTAAGGCAGGCGTCACACAAAGGGCTCACTTTTTAAGTGGGCCTTTTTTTATGACTATAAGTACAGTATGCGTTTTAAATTACATACACTTGTAGACATAACAGAAACTAATACTCGTAGAGGTGAAGACCCTATTGGGTATCGACAGCAACAAAACTATCTTACAGTTATGCAAACAATTGGTATGAGAGTTAATCCGACATATATTAAAGCACCAAGTATAACAAACGAAGTACCTAGCAAACTAGGACTAGGATCAATGTTCAATACTAAACAAAAGGTATGGACATATGAATTTGATATTGATTACGAAGGTGCTATAGATGTGCCTACACTAGTAAATGACTTTGATTTAATACCAATTATCACAAAGTTAAATGAAACAGCAAAGTTTGATAATCCGCAATTTCTCACCAAAAACCTTGAGAAATCCAACATTATTTTCATGTTAATGGATAAATAATAATGTAGCGATAATAAAGCTACCAGGCACACTAAATCAGAATACCAAGGCTAACTACGAGTTTACTTACAACGGAGAATAAGTGTGTCATCAAACGTAACAAAATTAGAAAGAGAATCATTAGAAGCGCATGTTGATCTATGTGCTATACGCTACGAGCAACTAGACGAGCGTTTGTCTACAGTAGAAACAAAAATTGATACTCTACATACAGCAATACAATCCGGACAACAAAGCATGACTAAAGTCATTGTTGGTGCCGCAGGCACAGTAGTAGCAGGTTTACTTTCAACCATTGTCGTTATATTAATGAAAGCCATCTAACTTACGATAAATAACTATATGTTATTACGTGAGTTTTTTATTGACCCCATTGAAGAAGAATTAGACGAAGGACAAACTTGGGCCCGTTCAGGCAAAAAGGTTGTCCGCAAATATCGTTGTTCCTCCGGTCCCCGAAAGAATCGAATTGTCGCTAAAATGCAACAATGTTTTGCCGCTCCTGATGTTAAGAAGCGTATGCAATTCAAAAAAGTTAAAGCACGTCTTGGTGGTCGAATGGCTCGCAAGGCAAAAAGAACCAAACGTATAAATCCAGCAAGTCGTAGAGTGCAAGCTCTAAACCGCAAGAGGTAGCACCATGTTATTGCGTGAGCTTATAGAAGGTGTCACTACTATCTTTGGTAAAAGTGGTAACAAAACTGTACGTAAGTATCGTTGCACAAGTGGTACACGTAAAGGACGTATTGTTGCAAAGCCAGCAACATGTAATGCTCCTAAGAATGTTAAAGCGTCAAATACTCTCAAAAAGACTAGACGCTCTAAAGGCAAGACGATAAGTATTAAGAGTACACGTACAAAGCGTACTAACCCAACAAGTAAGAGATTAACCAAATTAAACATTGGCAGAAGAAGAATTAAGCCAAGAAATCGTAGAGGTGCAAGAATATGAAAATGAACGAAATATTGTCTGAACAGGATGCAGTCCTACAAATTCAACAAGATGACGACAAAGAAACTGTCCTTATTGATCCAAAGACTAAAATTAAAACTACGGTTCCTAAAGACCCTAGCAAGCCAGGCGCTATTGCAAAAGACGAGCGCGGCAACCTAACACTAGATACAAAAACAAAAGGTACAGTTGATCGTGGCATCAAGCCAGGCGACAACGTAACTGTAAAAATTTAAATGAATATAAATGAGGTAGTCAAAAAAATATATATGACCAATGAAGAGAAGACTCTCTTGGATCAGTCTGACTTACCTCGCCCGCTCGGATCATTCCCAGAGCGAGAACAAACCATTATCAATAATCTAATTCGTAAAAGTATAATAAGTAAAGTACAGCACAATGGAACGATAATGGTGAAACGGAATGACGACTAACACTCTATTACATGACTTGGAAGAAATTGTTAACAAAGGACTTGAAGATAGTGCTATCCCTGTTGCACGAGGAAATAGCATACGAATCAAACATATTGTGGTTCGTAAGAGTCCTAAAGGCTATTTGATATACGATGCTAAAGAAAATAGGCAAATCGTAAGAACTGCATTCAAATCATCAGCAATTGCCATTGCAAAGAACCTAGCACAAGGTAACGACATTACTGATAAACTAATGGCATATGACGATGCTATGCTAAAACACTACAATGACGCAGTATTTTACAAACATTCTATGAAAAAATCCAAAGATGAAGCGTCAAAACAGATTAGAGCAACACGTTTAGACGTATCTATGCAGGAATCATATAGATTACGCAGTCAGTTAGACCGTTTTATTTTTTGTTAGTGATAAATATATTATAGAACACCTATCAACAGGAAGATACAATGCAAATTAGAGAATTTTCAAAGCCGCTAACGGCAGCAAAACTAAATGAAAGCCTAGCAAAACGCTTTGGCTCAAAAATAAACATCGATGAGTTTACAACTGAACAACTTCAAGATGTCCGTAACAAGTTACGCACTAAAGTATTCAATGTTGAAACAAACGAAGCATTTGATGCAGTTCAAAACAATGATCACAGCAAAAACAAATTGTTTTTAGATGTAGTAAACGCTGCACTAGATGAGCGTGATGATGTAAGTGTTGCAATTGATGAAGCAATTGAATCGCTAAACGAAGGCGAAGAAGACAAAGCAGAGCTAGTAATGGCAGCTAAGGACATGGTTGATCGTGTTACTGGTTGGATGGAAGACACTGCTGAAATGCAAACAGAATCAATGTTAGAACTTGCAGATGCTATTAGAGATGAAATGGGCAGCGAAGCAGCTGAAGCCTTTACAGGATCAGTTAAGCCAGCACTAGAAGCAATGTATGGTGTAATGGAAACAACACGCCAAACACTGACACAAGGTGTAGGACAACTAACAGGCGAAGCTGAGCCAGTAGATGCTATGGGCGCAGAAGATCCAGGCATGGAAGATCCAGCAATGGAACCAACTGATGATATGGATGCAGCAGCTGAAGTACCAGTAGATGGTGAAGTAGAAGATGACTTTGGTGCAGCAGACGCAGCAGCCGGCGGTGAAGAACTAGGCGGACGTGAAAAGCGTGAAAGCAGAGATAATTCAAAAAAAAAGCTCAAATAATTGAAGCAGTAGATAGCACAGCTATCTACGCTATATTGAGACAACAGAAAGCAGCCGGAGTGGCTGCTTTATCTATTAAAAAACTAGACAAATACATGCGCAATCAAGGCGAAGGCAACTTTGACTATGATAGTTTTAAAGTAATGTATGATGGAGATCCTAAGATACAACAACTAGTTACTAACTTTGACCAAAACAAGATTGAGTTTAAACAAAGCGAAGTAGACGATGTTAACGTAGCAGGAAAACCTGGTCCTGAAGGCGATACGGTTGGTGACATGGCAAAGAATGCCACGGATCTAGGCGCAGAGTTATAGACGTAAAATAGCATAGAATTTACGTCTATTATTGAGATAGACGTAAATCTTAAACATAATTACACATAAGAGGACGCAACGATGGCGTATTCGGACAAAGTGTTAGACCATTACGAAAATCCCCGTAATGTTGGTAAGTGGGATCCAGCAGACAACATTGGAACAGGAATGGTAGGCGCTCCTGCTTGTGGCGATGTTATGCGATTGCAAATCAAAGTAGAAGACAATATAATAACTGATGCTAAGTTTAAAACATACGGCTGCGGCAGTGCTATTGCCAGCAGTAGTTTAGTTACAGAATGGGTAAAAGGCATGTCCTTAGAAACAGCAGCCCAAATAAAGAACACAGACTTAGCAACAGAACTTGCCCTGCCACCAGTTAAGATACATTGCTCAGTACTAGCAGAAGATGCTATCAAAGCAGCAATAGCAGACTATAAACAAAAATAACGGTTGACAAGATACATAATTGGTGCTATTATAAACACTAATAGGAGAACTTATGACTGAAAGACCATACGAAGATATTGTTAAAAACATTACAGAAGTAATGGAACAATACGTAACACCGTCGGTACAGCAGCATGGCGGAGAAGTTAACTTTGTTAGCTTTGAAAACGGTTGTGTAACTGTACAACTTAGCGGAGCATGTTCAGGCTGTGCAGGTAGTACAATGACACTAAAACACGGCATTGAACAGATGATGACTCAACTTATACCAGAAGTACTAAGTGTTGACGGTATTGATGATCCTTTTTCTACAGTTGATCCTTATTACATGCACGACCCATTTGGTGACGCACAGTTAGAATCAATTAGAATGTTAGAGGAATTAGATGAGCCTAATAATAGAGAAGTATAATTACGAAAAACTAAAGCGGGTGGAAGTAGATGGCAAGCGTAGATACGCAGCGCCAGGACATCCACCAGTAGCAAGTGTAACAACTATTCTTAGTGGTACTAAGGATATGTCACATCTTATTGCTTGGAAGAAGCGTGTAGGTGAAAAGAAAGCACAAGAGATTGTAACTGAAGCAAGTGGCGTAGGCACAAGGATGCACAAGTATCTAGAAGACTATGTTGACAATGGAGTATGGACAGAGTCAGCAGGCAGCAATCCATATGCACAACAAGCGTACAATATGGCATGTGTCATACGTGACGAAGCAATGGGTGATGTGGACGAGATATGGGGTAGCGAAGTTCCGCTTTATGTTCCTGGTATCTTCGCAGGTACAACAGACTTGGTAGGACAGTATAAGGGACAGCCTTGTATTATGGACTTCAAGCAAACTAACAAACCTAAGAAGCCTGAGTGGGTAGAAGATTATTATCTACAACTTACAGCATACGCCTTAGGACACAACGAAGTACACGGCACAGACATACGCGAAGGACACATCTTTATGTGTAGTCGTGCATTAGAATATCAGCAGTTTGATCTATGGCCAGATGAGTTTGCAGAATGGGAACAAGAATGGTGGAATAGATGCAGACAATACTATGAGAAACATGGATAATGTGGGATAAAATAAATGAATGGAGCATCAAAGCTCTTATCATATCAGGTATAATGATCTGGACAATCATATTTGCAGTGGCGTTTGTAGAATTCGCTTTGTAACGGCTAAATATTACTATAATGAAATAGGAGTTATAGTATGGCCGTAGTATCCATCAGTCGAATTCAAGTTCGCAGAGGACAAAAAAACACAGGTAGTGGATTACCACAATTAGCAAGTGGTGAATTTGGCTGGGCTGTTGACTCGCAGGAACTGTACATTGGTAACGGTAGTGTAGCAGAAGGTGCGCCATTTGTTGGCAATACTAAAATGCTAACTGAAACTGATAACTTGTTTGAATTTGCAAATACATATGAGTACCAAAGTGGTACCAACATGCAAACAGGCAGTTCTCCTAATAATCCAGTACTACGCACACTACAAGATAGATTAGATGACAGAGTGAGCATCCGTTCTTTTGGAGCAATGGGTGATGGCACAGATCAAGCGATACCACTACAACGTGCAATTGATCAGTTATACCTAAATGCAAGTAACAAAGGAACATCAACAGCTCGTGTAGAACTTATACTAGAGCCTGGACAATATAATATTACTAATGGTCTTAAGATTCCTCCATTTACTACAATACGTGGAGCAGGTGCTGAGAAAACTATTATTATTGCTGGTCCATTTACTGCATTTGAAACATGCAATGAAACAAGTACACCAGGTGTATATGCAAGCGATGCAACTAGTACAACACTTAATCAAGCAAGAAATATTACTATATCAGATCTAACAATTAGTTCAGAGGGTGCAACAGCACTAAGTCTTGTAAGTTGTAAAGACAGTACGTTTGAAAACATAGTACTGAAAGGTCCGTATGCTTTAGGCGATGCAACTAATACAACTGACAATGGTATTAAGATGACAGCATTAAGTACCGCAGTTAACACATCTAATAACAAGTTTATTAATATTAAGATAGAAAACTTTATGACAGGTGTTAGATCAGACAACGACATCAAAGATAACATATGGACAAACTGTGAGTTTGATACAATGTATAAAGGATTTGCATTAGGTACTGAAACTATTTTAGGTACTAGTGGAATGTTAACAGGACCGATCAACAACACTATTACTGATTGTACCTTTAATGACATTTATCAACACAGTATTGAAATTGCAGCTGGTACAGATAATATTAGTAAAGATAATAAATTTTACAGCGTAGGCAACGCAGGCGGCAACGCACTACTAAATGCCAGTTCAATTATTAAGTTTGTTGGCAAGCGAAACAAAAGTGAAGGTGATTGGTTCAAACGAAGCGAAGAACTAGGTTATAATGAAACATATAAGAACAACGTTTCGTACTCACCTGAAGTAGAAGGTCCTACGATTACAGACTTTAGTACAACACATCAAATAGCAATTAGCCAATCAGGTGAATATACAAAACTATTTAGACTGCCAGCTGATACTACTAAAGCATATGAAATAGAATACATCTATAAAAGTAGTACAGTTCAAGCAACTAGAACAGGAACAATGACAGCAGTTGTTGATCCAGCAAACAATACTGTAGAGTTCGACGATGAGTACACATACACAGGTAATTCAACGTTTTCACAGAACTTAAAATTCACAGCACAAAATTATGACGAAAATGGCGATTCTTTGGTTGACACAATAGCCATTATGATGTTAAACTTAACAAGTAGCGATAATGCTACTTTGTACTATAAGGTTAAAACTAAGTCATAATTAATGTTTGATAAAACTTATGAACAGCGACTGGTACTCTGGCGCGAGTTTCGAGACTCTTTAGAAACTGCTCAGGATCCAATTCAAGACACGATTGATTTTTATAATCAAGCGCCTGTTGAGATAATTGCCGCAGATCCATATACTCCATCAACCTGGCCAGACCCGTGGGAACTGCTAGAGGAAAATAATTATTGTGCCTTTGTTAAGATACTTGCAATTTGTTACACCTTGCAGTTAACTGATGTTTTATCCCATGGTACCTATGAGATACATATTACACGAGACAATGAAAACTCAGAGACTTATTACCTATTATTTGTCGACGACATTGTGATCGGTTTCAATGGAGAGAAGTATGTTAAGAAGAACGAATTACCCACCACTTTACGTTCTGAATTACAGCACTCACCACAAGCGCAATAATAAATATTAAACACTAATAGACAGAGGTAAAAATGGCAAATGGAACAATGATCATCAAGCGTGATGGTACTAAAGAACACTTAAATATCGACAAAATACATAAAGTAGTAGAACATGCTTGTGAAGGCTTAGCCGGGGTCAGTAGTAGTCAAATTGAAATGAATGCGAACATACAATTTTATGATGGCATGACTACAAATGAAATACAAGAAGTACTTGTACGCTCAGCAAATGATCTAATTTCATTAGACACACCAAATTATCAATATGCGGCAGCAAGGCTGCTATGTTACAGTGTAAACAAAATGGTATTCGGCGAATACAATGCAATTACACTACAGAAAAACATTGAACGCAATATTGAACGTAACGTATATGATCCAAGTATATTAGATGTATACACAGCAGACGAAATTGCTATGTTAGATAGTTACATTAAACATAAACGTGATGAGAACTTCACTTACGCAGGACTACGTCAAGTAGTTGACAAATATCTTTGTCAGGATCGTTCTTCAGGTGAAATATTTGAGACTCCCCAATTCATGTATATGATGATTGCTGCCACTTTGTTTGCGCAGTATCCAGCAGAAACACGTATGCATTACGTAAGGAGATACTACGATGCAACTTCGCTATTTAGAGTTAATATTCCAACGCCAGTTATGGCCGGAGTGCGTACACCAGTACGTCAGTTTGCTAGTTGTGTACTCGTTGACAGTAATGACACTCTTGACTCCATTTTTGCTAGTGATATGTCTATCGGACGATATACCGCGCAGAGAGCGGGAATTGGTATCAATGCTGGACGTATACGCGGCGTTAACAGCAGAATCAGAGGCGGTGAAGTAGCACATACAGGTATTGTCCCGTTTCTAAAGAAGTTTGAATCAACAGTACGTTGTTGTACACAAAATGGTGTGCGTGGCGGTAGTGCTACTACACACTTTCCTTTTTGGCATCAAGAGATTGAAGACATCCTTGTACTAAAGAACAACAAAGGTACAGAAGACAATCGTGTACGTAAATTAGATTATTCAATTCAACTTAACAAAACAATGTATGAAAGACTATTGACAGGCGGCGACATAACTCTTTTCTCGCCACACGATGTGCCAGGTTTGTATGAAGCATACTTTGGTGAGCCAGCAGTGTTCCAAGAACTATATGAAAAGTATGAACGTGCTACAAGCATCAAGAAAAAGTCTATCCCAGCAATGGAATTATTTTCTGCGTTGATTAAAGAACGTGCAGAAACAGGACGCATTTATATTATGAATGTTGATCACTGTAACACACACAGCTCATTCAAAGACACAGTATACATGAGTAACTTGTGTCAAGAGATTACATTACCAACAAAGCCATTGGAGCATATAGACGACGAAGAAGGCGAAATTGCGCTATGTATTTTGTCTGCTATTAATGTAGGCACCATTCGTTCGTTAGACGACTTAGAAGACCTCTGTGAGCTTGCAGTACGTGCGCTAGAAGAGATTATTGACTATCAGAAGTATCCAATTAAGGCAGCAGAGATTAGTACAAAAGCAAGACGTTCATTGGGTGTAGGCTACATTGGTTTAGCACACTACCTAGCAAAACAAAAAGTAAAGTATGATGACAAAGAAGCATGGAAACTAGTACATGATCTTAGTGAAGCTTTCCAATACTATCTATTACGTGCCAGCAACAAATTAGCGCAGGAGAGAGGTGCTTGTGAGTACTTTAACCGCACTAAATACAGCGACGGTATCCTTCCTATTGATACATATAAAAAGGATGTAGATACAATAGTGGAGAACAAATTAAACTATGATTGGGATAGTTTACGATCTGACATCAAGGAACACGGACTACGGCACTCAACGTTGTCCGCACAAATGCCTTCGGAGAGCTCGTCCGTTGTGTCGAACGCAACAAACGGAATTGAACCACCTAGAGGCTACTTGTCCATTAAGAAAAGCAAAAAAGGGCCTCTTAAGCAGATTGTTCCACAGTATACTACACTAAAAAACAACTATACATTGCTTTGGGATATGCCAAGCAACGAAGGTTATATCAATGTAGTAGCAGTAATGCAGAAGTTCTTTGATCAAGCCATCAGTGGTAACTGGAGTTACAACCCAACACACTTTGAGAACAACGAAGTTCCAATGAGTGTGATGATGCAAGACTTGTTAAATACTTACAAGTATGGTTGGAAGACTAGTTATTACCAAAACACTTATGATTATAAAACTGATCCAAGTGAACTAGAAGATGAAAAGCCAGAAGAAGCATTAGCATCTTCAGACCTAATAGGCGAAGAAGAAGATTGCGATGCATGTGCAATTTAATGGTTGACTAAGTAGCGTATTTGCGTTACTATTATATAAGAGACACACAGAGATAGGAAGTAAGATGGCGAAGACCGTATTTAATAAAGAAAAAGTAGATTTTACAAAACAGAACATGTTCTTCGGAGCAGATCAAAACACACAGCGTTATGATATATTTAAGTTCCCAGTGTTTGATAAACTAAATCAAACAATGCTAGGATATTTTTGGCGCCCGGAGGAAGTAAGTCTACAAAAAGACAGAGCAGACTTTGCTAACTTCCGTCCAGAGCAGAAACATATCTTTACTGCTAACTTAAAATATCAAACACTACTTGACAGTGTCCAAGGACGTGGTCCATGCCTAGCATTTTTGCCGCATGTTTCACTTCCTGAACTAGAGGGCTGTATTGTTACTTGGGATTTCTTTGAAACAATTCACTCACGTAGCTACACACATATTATGAAGAACGTGTACGCTGACCCGTCAGAAGTGTTTGACACTATTTTAGATGACGAAAAGATTATCGCTCGTGCAACAAGTGTTACTAAACACTATGATGAGTTTACTGAAGCCGCTGATGCATTTAATCACAGAGGTGAAGGCAGTGCATACGAAGTTAAGAAAAAACTTTATATGGCAATGATGACTGTAAACATTTTAGAAGGATTGCGTTTCTATGTAAGTTTTGCTTGTACGTTTGGTTTTGGCGAACTAAAACTAATGGAAGGCTCTGCAAAGATTATTTCATTAATTGCTCGTGACGAAGCACAGCATCTAGCACTAAGCACACACGTATTGAAGTTGTGGGCACAAGGCAAAGACGATCCAGAGATGGCTAAGATTGCTAAAGAGTGTCAAGAAGATGTATACGAACTATGGCGCGAGTGTGTTCTAGAAGAAAAGGACTGGGCTGACTATCTATTTAAAGATGGATCAATGATTGGACTTAATGCTGCTCTGCTTAACCAATATGTAGAATATATTGCAAACCGCAGACTTAAAGCACTTGGCTTTAACGCAATCTTTGATCAGCCAGTAAACACTAACCCACTACCGTGGACACAACATTGGTTAAGTAGCTCAGGGCTACAAGTTGCTCCACAGGAAACAGAAGTTGAAAGTTATATCGTTGGCGGTATTAAACAAGATGTAACAACAGACTCTATTAAAGGATTCAGTCTATGATAACAATCTATGGCAAACCGGCTTGTCCAAGTTGTACAAAGGCAAAAGCATTTGTAGAAACACGAGGATATCAGTTTGAATACAAAGAACTAAACAAAGACTTTACAAGAGAAGAACTATTTGAAACATTCCCAACAGCTAGAACCTTTCCACAAATTATCGTTGGATTTGAAAAGGTAGGCGGCTATGAACAAATGATGGAATACATTGATAATACAGGATACAACGGAACAGGACATTCAATATCATGATAATTGAAACACCATATAAAGTAGGAGACACTGTGTCTCTAAAACTAAGTTCAGGCGAAGAAATCGTAGGACGCCTAGATGATGAATCTACAACAAAATTTACCCTAAAGAAGCCTATGGTATTAATTATGGGTGCTGAAGGACTTGGTCTAGCACCGTACATGTAAAGTGTATCACCAGATGCAAAGTTTCAATTATTGGCAGCAACAGTAAGTTGTATTGCTAAAACTGAAACAGATATTGCAAAACAATACGTTTCGACAACCAGTAGTATACAAATGGTCTAAAAACACTGATAAATATATTGTAACAACAGGAGTACATGAATGTCCATAGCTGGTGCAAATATATTTGAACAGTCAACAGTTGAAGGCACAGGCCAAACAACAGTAAACCATCCGGATGTAGATACGGATCCAGGCAGTTCGCCACCCGATCATGTACACATTGATCATGACTTATCGCATCAAGCATGTTTAGCTGAAATAGCAAGTTTGTTTGAAGATATACAAGCAGACCTACGCATTATCACAGATAGAGGCGAGGATAGATCAAAAGGTATATACGAACGACAAGCAGACACAGTAGCAAACAATCCTGCAAATATTGCGCAGGCTGCTGCCATGGTAGTTAATCTACAACAATCTGATTTACTTAATATGGTAAACGCTGAAGTAGGTAATCCAACTGACTTAGGTAATACAAGTTCAACCAACTATAATGCTATAAGAAATTCAAATACAAACGCAGGTGGCTTTAGAGGCGGACAAGTAGAAACAGCACAAACAGCTGGCTACGGAGGCGCAGGAGCATCAACTGCTATTGTAGGCGAGGACGGAACGACATACTACGAAGGCACTGTACCACTTGATCAAGTAGTAACTGAAAGTGGATCAGGTAACGGCAATGTAACATACGCATTAGGCGGAGTACGTAACTTACCAATACAAAAACAATTATTTGATCTACTTAGTGAAGCAGCAAAAGAAGCAGGAGTTGATGTTGTTGTTACAAGTGGAGGACAAGTTCCTACAAGTGAAGGCGGCATCAAAGGCAGAAATAGAACTGGCTCTAATAGACATGACAAAGGTTATGCCGCAGATGTTAGAGTATTAGACGGCGATGGCACAAGACTATACACAAACAATCCTGCACAACTTCCTATCATAACAAAATTTATACAAGCATGTCAATCTCGAGGCGCAACAGGAGTAGGTTGTGGTAATGGCTATATGTCAAACGGAAACATACATGTTGATATTGCTTGGGCAGGCCAACAGCAAGGCGCAATTCAAGGAATATTATCAAATAGATATTGGGGAGGCGGTTCATCCGCAGGACTTTCAACCAGAACAGCTAATGCTCCGCAGTATTTAAAAGACTTAATGTCACCAAGGGATAACGCATAATGCCAGCACCGTATCAACATTTAGACATGACTCCGGAATACAATCGGATTATTACAGCACTTACAGGTATACGTGATGACATTAGATTATTGCGCAGACTACAAGAAGATCCAGAGTCTGGAATAGCAACAAGTAATGTACTCAACGACTTCCAACGAGCCCTTTTAACAGTGTCAATGAGTTCTGCAGGGTCAAACGCAGCCGGAGCAGTTGCCGCGATGATAGACAGTGGACAAACGACTAACGGCGGTGGTGTAGCAGCACCTACTGGAGATAGTAATGCAGACTTGAGTACAGAAAGAACAACAATACTTGCCGCACTAGGAGTTACAGAAGATCCAGCAGATATGAAAATATTGATAAGAGTAAGTGGACAATACTATTGGGAGGCAGCAGGAGTAGCAGGGCCAGACGATGGTCTTAGAGGACCGGCAACAGTAGTAACACCATTTGCACTAGGCGAGCAACTAGGTTACGATAATGAATCAACTGGAGTAATTACGCCAGGAGCACCGTCAGGACCACCAGATGGAATACCTAATGCTTCATCACCAAAGAAACGTTGGCCATTTGCAAGACCAGAAGGCCAAACAGCACAGCAAAATGCTAATCCAAATGCAGATTTAGTTGATCCAGCAACTGGTCAAGTAGTTGCAAGATCAGTGGATGCACAGCGAGCAGCTGACCGTTCAGGAACAACATCACCTCCTGCTACAGATTATAGTCCAGGGGCGCAATAATGGCAAAAGTACATAGAGTAGGCGATACAGATACAGGAGGAGATTCAGCTGTTGGCGGATCAGAGAATGTGTTTGTTAATGGAGGCCCAACACTAGGTGGAGCAGTTGCAGATGCATTAGGAGTTGAAGATACTCAAGGCATTAGTGATGATGAAGCAAGAGCAATACTAAGTGGCAGAGCAGCGGAATTAGCAGCTGGCGAGAATCCAGATACATTAGAAGCTCTTGAACAGTATGGAGGAGGATCACCAGGTGGTTCAAGTCCTATTAATGGTAGAGATGGTGCAGTACCAGCACCAGGAAGTGATACATCTACAGGAGCAGACGGATCAGTTGACAGTACAGTAGCAAGGCCTACATCACAATGGATTGTAGTACAAGCACATGTTAATCCAAGAGTATTAGAAGAAGTATGGTCTAAAGCAGAAAGATTTGCAGAATCACTAGGACGTCCTATTACATTAAACAGTGCATATAGAACACCAGAGTATAATGCTAGTGTTGGAGGTGCAAAACAGAGTATGCATACACAACGCAAAGCAATTGATATACAATGGGGAACATCTAGTGTACAAGGGCGTGTTGACTTTATACAAAAAGCAATTGATGCTGGATTTACTGGTATAGGTTGCTATAATGGTTTTTGTCATGTAGATATTGGCGGCAAGCGTCAATGGGGGCCAAACGGCAGTAGAACAGGTCAATTTGCCCAATATAAGGCTGTATTGCAGTCAAATGGCTATTCAATGTAATTAAATGGTTGACAAAGCCTCTTTTGTATGCTATATTAGTAACATAATATAAATCAGGCACAAAAAAGAGGCAATATGAAATACAATAAAAAAGTAATACTAACAGACGCAGACGGTGTACTCCTTAACTGGGAATACGCATTTAGTTGTTGGATGCAACAGCATGGACACACAGAAGTTGAAAATGCTAATTGGATATATGATATTAGTGAGCGATTTGGCTTAGAATCTAATAACATTGGGCATAAGCTGATTAGGCAGTTTAACGAAAGTGCTGCAATTGGTTTTCTACCAGCATTACGTGATGCAATGTATTATGTAAAGAGATTACATGAAGAACACGGATATGTATTCCGTTGTATTACATCTTTATCTACAGATAAAAATGCGTACAAACTTCGTAAAATGAATTTAGAGAAGCTGTTCGGCGAAACAGCATTTGAAGAATTAGTTTGTTTAGGTACAGGAGCAGAAAAAGATGAAGCTCTTGAACAATACAGAGATTCAGGCTTGTACTGGATTGAAGACAAACTATCTAACGCAGTATGTGGACTTGAATTAGGTTTGACACCCATACTGATTGAGCATGGGTTTAACATGCACGATGACATCCCCGAAGGTATGACTAAAGTAGTTAACTGGAAGGAAATTTATAATCATATAACAGGAGAAAATGTATGACAGAACATGAGAAAATTGTAGAAGCATTTAATGCTTATCTAGTGGAACACGATGCGTGGGAAACTAAAAACGTAAAAGCAGCGGCAACCCGCGCACGTTCAGCACTCGGAGACCTCGGCAAGTTAACAAAAGGCCGAAGAAAGGAAATCCAAGAACGCAAGAACGCAATGTAATGTGGATTGTCTGGGCTAAAGCCTTAGGGAGTAAGGCCTTTGACGAAGATGAAAAGGCTGACAAAGTTGCTGTCATTAGAACTGGTATAGTTTTATTTGAAGTACTTGTCGGTCTTTTTATTATCTTAAATGCAATAGCAAACCACGGATGGGGACTGATAGGACTATGAATCCAACACCAAGAAAAACTGACGACGAGTCAACAAAAGCAGTAGAAGAATTTTTAAAGAACGGCGGAAAGATCACACAATGCGAGCCGTTTGCTAGAACAGAAGATATTCAGATTAAAGGCGGCTTTTATGGTCGCAAGAAAAAGAAGAAAGAACCAGAATGAAGTGTGAAGCAGGTGATGTTGCAAAAATATTATTTTCAGTTAATCCTGCTAACATTGGTAGGATTGTACGGGTAGTTGAATACATTGGCGAGTTTACAGAACGTGAAAAGTTTCAATATAATGGAATGCCGTGTATGGCTCCGATCTCAGACAACTACTGGTGGATTGAAGCAGAAGACTTAACAATACAACTAGGACCAAGTCCTCGTGCTTATATTGCTGACACATGGTTAGAGCCAATTAAGCCTGAAAAAGAATTTACTAAATCAAAAGCAGAGATTGAAATAACAGTATGAGCAAGTTAAACAGTGTTTGTATTTTTGGTGGTGGTAGTGCAGGCTGGTTAACAGCTCTTGCTTTGCGCACATACTTACCTGAAGTACATATTACAATTGCTATATCCAGCAAACACACAAACATAGGTGTCGGCGAAAGTACACAGCCAGACTTACTAGACCTATTAGCACATTGTAACATAGACATACAAGACTTTTGTAAGCAAGTTAGTGCTACACAAAAGAAAGGTATATATTACGCTAATTGGAATACTATTGGTACATACTTTTGGCATCCGTTTACTTCATTAACAGAGACAGGTACTTACACAAGAGCGCATCACTATAATGTAATGCACAAGCGTGATCCGAACAACTATCCGCTTGAAGACTATTACAAGCGAGTGCATCCTGAGTACAAGGATTACGCACTACACATTGATGCAGACAAAATGGCACTATACTTGCGGAACGTTTTATCTAACTCTGTAGAGATAATTGACTTTGATGATTATGTATTGCACGAAAGTAACAACAAAATAGATTGCATCACTGTAGACGGTAAAGATATTAAAAGTGACTTGTATGTAGACTGCACAGGATTTAGTAGAGTACTTGCAGATGCAATAGGCAATATTGAGACAGATGAATATGTAGGTAATGTCAATGCTGCATTGTTTGCACGTATACCTTATGGCAAAACTAAACCTATACCTTATACTAAAGCAGACGCTTGGGGCAAAGGTTGGTGTTGGACTATTCCGTTAGAATCAAGGATAGGCAGTGGTTGTGTTTATAACACAGACTTTTGTAAGAAAGAAGAAGCAATAGATCATTTTATTGACTACTGGCAAGGTGCAATAACTAAAAAAGATATAAGGTCTGTTGAGTTTGAATCAGATAGTTTATTAGAGCCTTGGAAGTCAAATGTAGTAACAATAGGATTAAGTGCAGGATTTGTCGAACCATTAGAAGCTACAGGTATAAGTTGGTTTGTATTGTCAGCACAAATGCTAGGATTAACATTGCGGAACAGATACTTTGATAGTGGTGTTAGAATGTCCTACAACGGATCCATGCGGGGCTTCATAGAAGATGTACAAGACTTTATTGATGTACATTACGCACTAAGTCATCGTAACGATACAGAGTTTTGGAGATATCAAACTATACGAAAGAGACATCCTAGACTAGAAAAACGTTTAGAGATATACAAACAACAGATGCCAAACAAGAATAATAGGCAAGGAAATATACCTTGGGCATTTAATGATGTGTCATGGATAGACATATTAACAGGTTACCACTTTGACTTTGATGATCAATCTATACCAGATCATTTAATAAAAGAAATGGAAACAGAATTGCAAGAGGTAGCAAATGATCTTCTTTAACAAACGATCTAAGATAACAGTTGATTGTTTCACATACGATGAAATGATTGCAAGAACTGCACCAATTGCTCCTGCAATGAAATTTTATCCTAAATGGATAAAAGAGTTACATAATGTTGTTTCAGAGCCTAAGTACAATGGTAATACTAATGAAACACATTCGATACCATCAGGCACTGTAAAAGGTTGTCCTGGTATAACAGATTACTTCAAAACAGGATTCATTGCACCTCTTTGGGTAGATGCAAGTGTAATTGTTAATCCGGACGGAAGATACTCGTTTCATAGTGCCGATCAACCTTTTAGTATTGAATCACACTTTCCAGGACAGTATGCAGGCTTCCAAGGTTACACACATATGAAGTTTGTACTACCTTGGCATGTAGAAGAATCAACAGGTGTAAAGTTTTTATTACAACGTCCTATGTGGACTGAAAATGCTAATCCTTTATATATAAACAAGTTTACAAGTGCTGGAGGAGTAATTGATTTTAACTCACAACACTCCTTGCATTTGCATACATTCTTAGAAATACCAAATGAAAAGCAAGAGTTTATAATGCCACTTGGATTACCAATGTTGCATATAATTCCGTTGACAGATAAAGATATAACAATTAAGACTCATGTTTTATCACAAGATGAATGGGACAAACGAACAATACAATCAACAGGCGCCAAGACCTATTTGAAGCCGACCCGCACTAGAAAAATAATGGAATAAAAACCACAGATGTTAGCGCATCACATACCGCTCTGAAGTAAATACACTTATAACAAAACAGAGGAGAAGCCACTATGTGTTCACCGTATGTACGTAAAGAAGCTAATAGATACTTCTGGATCGTTAAAGGGCATCTCATTCCAAAATCAGAACCAGACTACATAATCGAAGGATATTTTGACAGCTATTTTAAAAGGCTGTGGAATAATGAATCTCAATGTTTAGATTTATATGAACAAGGATTCGAACAAGCATATACATTAGCAGAAAAGGAAAGACTAAAATGTTATCAAAAGGACTAGAGGGACTGAGTAGTGAAGACTTAAATTACTTAGAAAAATTAATTGGTGATGAGTTTGCTAAGGCATGTGAATACGTAAAGACATTTGATAGAAAAAATGGTTGGCAATCAGATGCTAAAACACAAAAATTATTTAGAATTATGAATGCATTACGCCAACAACAAGCTAATGTAAGAATTAAATCACAAAAATGGTAGACAAAATCTGTAACCTATGTTATGTTATAACATAACAAAAAGGAAGATAGATATGACTACATTTGAAAAGATTGAATTTGTTGTTGGTTTATCGTGTTTAGGACTTCTCCTACACATATAAACGCATACTCACAAATGTAATACTTCTTTTGTACTTTTGGTGTATAGAAGAAAATCCAGAAATGGTCAGACTAAGAAAGAAAGGTGAACAAACTTCTATTATTGAAATAGAGGTTGACATCTAGTATTACTTGTGTTATAAATAGTATTGTAACGTTGAAGCAATTCAAACGACGAGCTGGACCCGGGGGCGGTACCCGGCAGCTCCACCAAATGTACACTGTTTAAAAAGGAACATTGTTCTGGGCATGGCCAACGAAATCTCCTATTTGAGGTTGGCAGTGTATATTTGATGGGGCTGAACTAGGATCGACAGGCGGATTAGTAGAAGAGTGGAGTTGCCCGGATGTAAGCTCGGTTAACGCGAACAAACTTAATAATTGCAAACGCAAATTATTCATTAG